AAAGTAATCAGAGATGTTTATCAGGAAGCATGTGAGCTAATCTAATGTTTATTCTTACAGTTGAAGGTCATGAAAAAGATGGAGCATATTCGGTAATAGATGAAGACGGAGAACAAGTCCTTTATATCTTCCAAGAAGAAGATGATGCTACTCGATATGCACTACAACTGGAAGAACTTGGCTATCCTGAGATGCATGTGTTAGAAATAATAGAAGAAGAGATTATGATCAAGACCTGTGAAATGCACGATCACAGATATACGATCATCACCCCCAATGATATTGTAATTCCCCCCGACGACGCTAGTGATTACCTTTAAGACGATCTCCTGGAGAAACTTTCTTTCGACGGGACAACAACCGACTATTCTTGATCTTGATCAACACAATACAACACTAATCATTGGGTCTAATGGGGCTGGTAAATCTACAGTCCTTGATGCGTTGACCTTTGTTCTGTACGGTAAAGCATTTCGTAAGATCAACAAAGCTCAGCTCATCAATACTACTAATGAGAAAGGCACATTGGTTGATATTGAGTTCCGTGTAAACACCACAGATTGGAGAGTTGTAAGGGGTATCAAACCAAATATTTTTAAGATCTATAGAGACGATGAACTCTTGGATCAACAACACTCTTCTATTGACCAACAGAAATGGTTGGAGCAGAATGTTCTGAAGATGAATTACAGGTCATTTACTCAGATTGTCATTCTGGGTAGTAGTTCTTTTGTTCCCTTCATGCAACTCCCT